TTTCGGAGAGCTTTTTTATATTTTATTGTGTGGTGCAGGTGCGGGGTTCAGTGTACAAGATCATCACGTTGCAAAACTCCCTGACGTTTCAGAGCGTAAGAAACAAGCTAAAGGTTACGTAATTGAAGATTCTATTGAAGGCTGGGCGGATTCACTTTCAGTCCTTATGTCGTCTTTTTTTGTCGGCGGTGGAACGCATCCTGACTTCGAAGGTCGTAAGGTTTACTTTGATCTGCAAAATGTCCGTCCGAAAGGTTCAAAGATCTCTGGCGGATTTAAAGCACCAGGCCCAGAACCACTTCGTCGTGCGCTGGATAAAATTGAGCACATGCTACAAGGTATCGTCTTAACTGGCCGGAATAGATTAAAGCCTATTGAAGTATATGATATTGCGATGCATGCTGCGGATGCAGTACTAGCCGGCGGCGTTCGTCGATCGGCAACTATATGTTTATTTTCATCAAATGATGAGGAGATGGTAAATGCTAAGACCGGAAATTGGTTTGTGGATAACCCTCAGCGTGGTCGTTCTAACAACAGTGCTGTTATTGTACGAGACGAGATCACTAAAGAAGACTTTAAGAAAATTATGGGATCAATCAAAGAGTTTGGAGAGCCGGGATTCTACTTTGTAGAAGACAAAGACTTTACTACGAACCCCTGTGTTGAGATTGGAATGTATCCTCAGATTGACGGAGAATCTGGCTGGCAAGGATGTAACCTTACAGAAATCAACGGCGGCAAGTGCACGACAAAAGAAGAATTCTTTAAAGCATGCCGAGCAGCCTCAATCATGGGAACACTCCAAGCTGGGTACACGGACTTTAAATACCTTAGCAAAACTTCCAAATTAATCTTTGATCGGGAAGCTCTCTTAGGTGTATCTGTTACTGGTTGGATGAATAATCCGGATGTACTCTTAGATGCCGACATTCAAAAACAAGGTGCGGAGATCGTAAAACAAGTAAATAAAGAAGTAGCCGATCTTATTGGTATTAACCAAGCTGCTCGTACTACATGTGTTAAACCGTCGGGTAACGCCTCAGTGCTGCTTCAGACTGCTAGTGGTATTCATTCTGAGCATTCTCCTCAGTATCTACGCCACGTTCAATTAAATAAAGAATCAGAGGTTGCACAATTAATCGCTACCTCGAATCCATATATGGTCGAAGAATCAGTATGGTCTGCATCCAATACAGATTACTGTGTGGCCTTTCCTGTTATCTCGCCTGAAGGATCTTTCTATAAAGAAGATCTCTATGGTACAAAGCTATTGGAAAAGGTTAAGTTGGTTCAGCAGAACTGGGTAGAAGCCGGAACAAATCCTGATCGTTGTGCAGATGATCGCATCCGCCATAACGTTTCAAATACGGTAACTGTACAACCTCACATGTGGGGACAAGTAGAAGATTACGTATATGACAACAGACATTCGTTTGCTGGTATCTCTTTCTTAGCTGGTATGGGTGATAAAGACTTTGCACAAGCGCCACTAACAGAAGTTATGACCGAAGAACAAATCGTCGATAAATACGGTAAAGCAGCTCTCTTTGCTTCCGGTCTTATTGTGGATACACGTAAATCTGGTTTCAGAGATCTATGGGAGGCTTGTTCGGTTGCTCAAATGGATGAACAATATCGTGGAGAGGTTTCTGATATTAATAAAGAATGGCTTCGTCGTTTTAATAAGTTTGCTGATAACTATTTCATGGGAGATCCCAAGCAAACTGAATATTGCTTGAAAGACGTATTCTTATTACACAAATGGACTAAGATCCAACAGAACTTTACTCCAGTAGATTTTGTGACCCAGCTGAGTGAAAAAAGATTCACTGATATCGATACGATGGGCGCAACAGCATGTCAAGGCGGTGCCTGTGAAATCGCATTCTAAGGTAAGATATGATAGAAACAAAATACTGGTACGAGTGTGACGTTTGCGATAACTCCGGGGAGCTAATACCCTCGGAGGATGTCGTAGAAAAACCGGAGTTCTGCCCTATGTGCGGCTCTCCCATAAGCTTTGAAGAAATTGATGAATAATGTGGTATTATCAAGGCGAAGAATATAAGCCTACTGAAGAAGACCTTCAAGAGTGGAAGGGGTTTGTCTATATCATTACTGACAAATCCGCTAATAAAAAATACGTAGGAAAGAAATTATTTTGGTCACGTAAGACCCTTCCACCCTTAAAAGGCAAAAAGCTAAAAAGAAGAAAGATTGTTGAATCCGATTGGCTTAAATACTACGGGTCTAGTGAGCTTGTCAAGAAGCTACTAGTCGAACAGGGGGAAAATAATTTCTATAGAGAAATATTATACCTCTGTAAATCAAAGGGAGAAATGGGTTACCTCGAAGCAAAGGAACAGTTCGACCGAAATGTATTACTGGATGATGAATATTATAATGGTATTATTAATTGTAGAATCCATAGATCGCATATACAAAGTTTAAAACGGTAGCGCAAACATTTTCGGTCGCGCTACCGTTTTATTACATTTAGGGGGTTTACAAACTCTGGTCAATACCTTATATTAGTACTATCGATAAGGAGATTGCAATGGGTAAGTACGGGCCTAGATACTATAAATCCGATAAGATTAACTTTAAAAAGCATTGGGCAATTGGTACTGAATGGGAAATACCTGGTAGTAAGGATAACATATATACAGTGAAGTTCACCGAAAAGGGATTTACATGTGACTGTTGGGGTATGCGTATGCACGGTAAGTGTAAGCATACATATAGTATGACTAAAGAATGGATAGCAGCATGATATTAATTGATTACAGTGGAATAAGCATTGCACCAGTTGCTATGGGACATGCACATCATGGTGACGAGAATCTTATCCGTCATATGATTCTTAACTCTATCCGTATGTACCGTAAAAAGTTCAAAGAGCAATATGGTGAAATAGTAATCGTAGCCGATGCTGGTGGTAATTGGCGTAAGGATGTTTACCCACAATATAAAGGTAAACGTAAATCTAATCGTGAAGACTCTAAGATTGATTGGGACGAAGCATTCCGTGTTATTAATCTGGTTCTACAGGAACTCAAAGACGAATTTCCATATAAAGTTATACATGAATGGGGATGCGAGGCAGACGATGCTATTGCAGAACTAGTACATCATACTCAGGCCTTTGGTAACTGGGAAGACGTTATGATTGTGTCTGCGGACAAAGACTTCCGTCAGCTTCAAGTATTCGATAACGTTTCGCAATATTCACCTGTGCTTAAAAAGGTGGTTAAGGAAGAACATCCCCGTACATATCTAGCAGAGCATATCCTAACTGGATGCACTGGCGATGGTGTACCAAATGTATTATCGGATGACGATACTTTCCTTGTAGAAGGTAAGCGGCAGAACATTTTATCCAAGAAAAAGAAAGAATCTCTTATGGAAGATCCTAAGGCACTAGGGGAATCGGTGTATCGTAACTATCAACGTAATCGGATGATGATTGACTTGGTCAATCCGTCTACCCCCGAAAGTGTCCGTAAAAATATTATAAATAATTTCGTAAGCCAAACCCCTGATATGAATAGGGGTAAGGTTCTTCCGTATTTAATCGCGAAGAATTGTAGAAACTTGATTGATGTAGTTCAGGAATTTATTTAATGGTTAATAAGACAACACATTATACTTTTGAGATATTAGAAAAAGTAGCAACAGCTAAAACAAAAGCTGATAAAATTAAACTTCTCCAGGCGCAAGCGGATAACTGGGCATTAAAGGATATTCTTCGTGGGACCTTTGATGATGTAGTTCAGTGGCTATTACCTAAGGGCTCAGTACCATATGAACCCGCAGACGCTAGATCTCATCCATCGAATTGGACCCAACATAATAAAAAGTTAGCATACTTTATTAAAGGTGGGCCAGGTGAAAAGATGAACACAATAAAGCGTGAAAAAATGTTTTTAGACATTCTCGAGACCGTGCACCCTCGGGATGCAGAGCTTCTTGCTGGCATGATCAACAAGAAGCTTCCAATTAAAGGTGTCACAAAAAAACTAGTACAGGAGGCATTCCCCGATTTAATTTTACGTTAACAAATAAGAGGTACTTATGAGTAAAACCCAACTTAACAGATTGACCAACGACCTGATTGAACTTAATAATTATATAGATAAGATTAAGGGAAAAGGTAACTTCGATCTATTATCAAAGTTGAAACGTAAACGGGATTTTTTAAAATCTAAATTGGTAACTTCAAGCTAGGAGGAGGGACTAGCGCAAGCTAGTCCCTTTACACATATGCCATCATACACGATGATTAATTTAAAAACAAATGAAGAACAAGACATGGTTCTAACGCTAGCGGAACGCGAAGAACTATTAGCTACTGGTAACTATAAACAAAAACTTTCTACTGCTAAGTTTGCGTCATCTTCTACTAGTGTGCTTCGCCAAGCTGGTGGGGAGTGGGGTAACTTTCTAACTAAAGTGAAAAAAGACTATCCTGGTAGCACAGTTAATGACTAATGAAAAGAATTAAAAGTCAGAACAATAGCATGTCGGTCAGGCTGGATGATCTCCTCCAATTTGATCCTTTAACCCTTAATCAAGAAATCACATACAAAGCATGGGACGAAGGCGATAACCTAGTATTAACTGGTACAGCTGGAACTGGTAAAACATTTATGGCTCTTTATCTTGCACTAGAGGATGTTTTAGATAAAGACACTGAATGGGATAACCTGGTTATTGTTAGATCGATGGTTCCAACCCGGGATATGGGATTCTTACCAGGAACCAAATCTGAAAAAGAAGAGGCTTTCACCACACCTTATAAAAACATATGCAGTGAGTTATTTGGAGATAAAACATCCTATAACAAAATGATTACCGCAAATGTGATTAAGTTTGAATCCACTTCGTTTATTCGCGGGACAACATTTGATAATACTATTTTGGTGGTTGATGAAATGCAAAACTTAAACTTTCATGAGTTAGATTCAGTAATTACCAGAGTTGGAAGAAATTCTAAAATTATCTTCTGTGGGGACTATAAGCAAAGTGATTTTAAATACGACGATGAGAAACAAGGAATTGTTAAGTTCTTACAAATTGTAGAACAGCTTAAGAACTTCTCGATAGTTAATTTCGGATGGGAAGACATTGTAAGGTCTGACTTTGTCCGTGATTATATTATGACAAAGGAAATGCTAGGTTATTAGGAAAGGCTCATGGCAAAATATACTAGATTCGACCCCCGTAATAAAAAGCGTGGCAAGCATAAGTCCCAACACGCTGATAAAGATTTAAGAATCCGTGAAGTACTAGTCAACGATTCTAAACAAATGTTAAATGAAGTTATGTATGATGATGAGAATGATTATGAAGCACAAGAAAATCAACAACTCAATGGATAGTCAGTTTTTCGAGATCCTGAATAAAAGATCCCATTTCGAAGAGGTGGTTTCTTACCGCAGATCTTTTAAGCTTCCGACCTATGATAGTGATATTGATAGCATAGACTACTTTCTGAAACATGGTTACGAAAACAATAGGTTTCGGAAACGATATAATGAAGCAATGGGTCTGGCCAAAGATATTTCAGATTATTTTAAAAAAATCACTCCTAGGGGGTTTACAAATGAGGTTTAAACCCTTATATTAATAGTATAAGGAGATATATAATGAGTGATATGAATAATGTAATACTAACTGATTGCGATGGCGTACTTATGAATTGGGAGTACGCTTTTAACGTCTGGATGAAAACCAAAGGATATCAAACCCTAGAGAATCCTGATGCATATGACATGGGTGAACGTTACGGGTTAGATAATCAGACTAAAAAATTAGTAGTTCGAACCTTTAACGAATCTGCTGCTATCGGATTTCTTCCACCTCTTCGCGATGCTATGTACTACATCGACTTGCTACATCGCAAGCATGGATATGTTTTTCATATGATTACTTCCCTATCATTAGACCCTTCAGCCCAGCAACTTCGAATCGATAATACTCGTAAGCTGTTTGGTGAAACTGCTTTTGAACGTTTTATCTTTGCTGACACTGGTGCAGATAAAGATGATGTTCTTGAACCATATCGTGACAGTGGTTTACTATGGGTTGAAGACAAGATTGAGAATGCTGAACTTGGCGATCGGCTTGGCCTTAATTCTATCATCATGGAACATGGCCATAACATGCACTATAATAAACTTCCGGTTTATAAAAATTGGGCCGAGATCTATGATTCATTGACATAGGATACTACATGAGAAATCTTATATTCCAATATTTTATACCATATGATGATCACCAAACCCATTTAAACGAATCGGGTATAGGACTTCCATCTTGGGTAAATATCGGTAAAACCTCGGCAGAAAAATATGCCGAGGTTATTGGTGCAGAGTACATGTTCTCTGATCAGAAATTTATGTTCTCCGAATTAAACGTATTTGAATCTCTTCGAGTTATATTTAGTAAAAAGTTTGATCAATATGACAACGTGCTAGTACTTGATGTAGATATGATTATTAACACTCAGGAAAATATATTTGATATACCTATTGCTGATATAGCTATGGTTCATGAGAAAGGTGTCAAGAATCGCCCGCCAGTTCCTGGTGCAAGATTTGATGATGCTTTCTGGAATAGATATTTTTACCATCCGCAACAAGGCATTACTTCGTACGCGCGGAAACACCTGGATAAGAATTTCCGGTGGCAGAAGTCTAAACTATA